TGAAGGAATAAGAGAAGTTGCCTCTGTCACAAGTGACCGATGGTCCGTGTGTATTGGACCATCCGAAGATGGTATGCAGCAGGTATCTTTCGTCAATGGTATCTGTACGACCAGGGGTGGCACACACATCGATCACGCTGCCTCACTCATCGCTTCTGGAATTATCGAAGAGATGGCGAAGAAAATTAAACTCAAACCCCAGCAAGTCAAGAACACCTTCGCCATCTTCGTGAAGGCAACCCTTGAGAATCCAACCTTCTCGAGTCAGGTCAAGTCTGAGTGTACGCTCAAGGCACAAGATTTTGGTTCGAAGTTTGAACCACCTAAAAACTTTGTCAAGAACGTCTTGAAGACGGGCATTTCCGATGAACTCACGGCTCTCTCAAAGTTCAAAGAGATGAAAGAATTGGCCAAGACGGATGGTGGAGCTCGTAAGAGTAAGATTACTGGTATTCCCAAGCTCGATGATGCCAACAAGGCTGGGACGGCTCAATCTAAGAAGTGTACTTTGATCGTTACGGAGGGTGACTCAGCTAAGACTCTAGCAGTCGCTGGACTCTCTGTGGTGGGAAGAGATCACTATGGGGTCTTCCCTCTTAGGGGAAAATGTAAGAATGTCCGTGATGCCTCTGTGGCACAGTTGACTTCGAACCAGGAATTCAATGACTTGAAGAAGATCCTTGGACTTCAGCAAGGTAAAGAATACAAAGATGTTTCCGAACTTCGCTACGGTCGTCTCATGATTATGACGGATGCGGATAACGACGGTTCTCATATTAAGGGTTTGATTCTGAATATGATTGACTACTTTTGGCCGAGTCTCCTTAATCTGGGATTCGTAGTCTCTATGGTTACTCCAATCATTAAGGCTACTCGTGGTAACCAAGTCAAGTCATTTTACACAGACTCTACCTTCAGATCCTGGTACGGAAACGGGCAACCCGGGTGGCGAATCAAGTACTACAAGGGTCTTGGTACATCAACCTCCGCCGAAGCTCGGGAGTACTTCAAAAAAATTGAAGATCTTACCGTCAAGTTTGACACGGATGTAATGTCTGATAAGTCTATTACTTTGGCTTTTGACAAGAAAAAGGCTGACGCACGGAAGACCTGGCTTCTTGAGAGTACAGCAAAAGACCCTAAGGAGCTTGAAGTTCCTTATGGCAACGTAAAAAATCTAAACATCACCGACTTTGTTCACAAGGATCTCGTGAACTTTTCATTGGCTGACCTCAAGCGTTCCATCGCCCACGTGGCGGATGGTCTCAAGCCTTCGCAGCGTAAGGTGATGTATTCGTGCTTCCAAAAGAACTTGAGAGAAGAGATGAAGGTGGCACAGTTGGCTGCCTTTGTGGCTGAGAAGAGTGCCTATCACCACGGTGAAGTATCCCTCGCTGAGACGATCGTGAAATTGGCGAATGACTATACCGGCTCCAACAATATCAATCTCCTTGAACCTTGTGGTCAGTTTGGGACCCGACTCATGGGAGGCAAAGATGCTAGCCAGACGAGGTACATTTTCACGAGACTGACACCCGAGGCGAGGAACATCTTTGATCCCCGGGATGATCCAATTCTCACCTACTTGGATGATGATGGTCGTTCCATCGAACCCGACTTCTACATGCCTACGCTTCCTATGGCCCTCGTAAATGGTACAGAAGGTATTGGGACAGGTTTCAGCTGTTATGTACCTCCATTTAACCCAAAAGACATTCGTGAGAACATTCTCAGCTTCCTAGATGGTAAGCCTATCAAACGAATGAAGCCATGGTTTAAGGGTTTCAAGGGAACGGTATTCGAACAAGATGATTCGTGGATGACCCAAGGTGTATGGAGTACTATTGGAAGGACGGTTAAGGTAACCGAACTCCCACCGGGACGCTGGACCCAAGATTACAAAGAACATCTGGATACCCTTGTTGAAAAGAAAATCATTAGTGGATTCACAAACAACAGCACAACCGAGAATGTAGATTTCCTCATTCAAGATTACAATGGTAAGGATGTCATAAAGGATCTTAAACTTCAGAAGAGTTTTCGAACATCAAATATGCATTTATTCCACCCTACCAAAGGTATTCACAAGTATGAGACACCTGAGGAAATTCTAATGGACTTTATCATCCTTCGCCGTGAATACTACAACAAGAGGAAGGAGTACCTAATCAAAGTTCTAGAGGCAAAGTCTACGATGTGTGATTACAAATCTCGCTTTGTATCTATGGTCATTAACGGTGAAATCATTGTGTTCCGCCGTAAAAAGCAAGAACTTGAGAATCAGCTATCCACCCTGTTCCCACAAATCAATGGATCTTGGGACTACCTCCTAAACATTAAGACGGTTCAATACACTGAAGAGAGTGTCAGAGAGCTTCTGGCACAATCCAAACAGGCAAAAAAGGAACTCGAGATTATGAAGTCTACTTCTCCTATGACAATGTGGAAAGATGATATTAAAAATATGTAAACAATAGTAAGCATGGGTGAGGCTGCTAACATTTCCCTCAAGGCTATTGGAATGCAGGATACACACCTGCTTTCCAAAGACCCAGAAGATTCGTTCTTTAATCCATCATATCAACAACATTCACAGTTTCGTAAATATCATAATGTACATCGTGTAATTGAAAATGGTAATAAATCAACATGGCCATTCGGAGAAACGATCAAAGTTACTCTTAATCCACAAACTATGGGAGATCTACTTACAAATTTATGGATACATGTTGATTTACCTAAATGGACAAGTGAAAGTACTTTCACACCGGGAATTGGACAACAAGCAGAACTATATATATTTGGGATGACTCTACAAGAAAGTCCGTATGATACATATTCAGATTTTTGGGATGCAATGATAGGGGCAGGAGATCCGGGTTCGGGAGCTCCAAATGCTCAAATGTGGTCGTATATTGTAATGGATTATGATTATATTAATTACCGAGACTATTTTACTTGGGGCTGGTTCGCCGTGGACTACTTCTGGAGTGATTTTGGTATTCCTGGTACAGATTCTGAAACGTTGATGGATTTGTATGGTACACCCTATTACTTCGGGGCACCACCTCACCTAGTTACTCAACCTGAAACAGATAGCTGGGCTTGGGATGTGCAACTATTAGGTAGAAAAATAATAAAAAGTGTTAAGTTTATCGTAGATGACCAAGTATTAGAAGAGATAACCGCAGACTGGTGTATTATTCATGATAACATGTACCAAACGGAATCCCAAAAATATACTGCAAACAGCGCATATAACAGAAACATAGTGGGCGCCTCCAATGGATCCGAGAGAGACGCTGGAAATTCTGAATCTAGAAATAAGCTTTTTATTCACATCCCATTCTTCTTTTCCCATAGTTATGCCGGAGATGTATACTCGAATAATAAACAAAATAAAACCCCGTTCCCATTATGTGGAATTCATAAACAGAAAATTATGCTTGAAATCGATTTTTTTAAACAGTCATTTTTTACTCTCAATTATCCCGAATATCTCGTCGGTGGTGATATTGGGAGAGGACCTGCACCCCCACCACCAGCTAAAAAGTTGTTAGATTTTAATATTATAACGGAAGAGATTACACTTACTAATGAAGAGTCTTTGTTTTTCAGAACTAATAATAGAGAAATTATTTATGATTTTGTGAATAAACATTCATCTATACAATTAGAAACAAATAAACGATCATTTGAAATAAATTTAGAGCCATCTATACCCGTAAAATGTTTTCATTGGTTTTATAGGTACAAAGGATACGAAGACGAAGATGAATATAGACATATAGAAACTACAGATCCACTTCCTCACAGAAGAGCTTTCGTAACATCAAATAGGTTTAATTTTACTAAAGCACAATATGGTGCGGGTAACGCAGAAAGTACGACCCCGCACATATTAAAAGGAGCATATTTTTCGTTGAATGGTGAACGTTTCCCGAATATATCTAACATCGATCACGAGTACTTTTTTACTTATGTCCCAATGCAATCTCAGTTATCTACATCGGGTAATGTAGTTGAAGGTAGATATCCAACACCTATAGGTGCTTACAGATTCAATTACGTATACTCTTATAATTTTGCGATGTATCCTAAAAGTACAATGCCTTCGGGATTTCTTGATTTTTCAAGGCTAAACTCTGATAAAACTAAACTTCATTTTGAATTAAATGACGATGTAGACCTCCTACATGGGGGTAATGGATCATCGATTAGTCCCTCTCGTTTAGTTAACCCTGAATATAACTTTCATTTATACTATACAGGTTTTCGGGTTCTTAGATTTAACAATGGTTTTGTGTCAATTACTTAAAAATAAAATCTATAACATAAACAGGGGTTAACTCATGTCCGGTAAATTACAAATAGCTATATCAGGACTACAAAATGAGTTTATATCAGGTAAACCAACATTTTCTCATTTTTTGTCTGTTTTTAAAAAACATACAAAATTTGCCTTTAATGTAAACGAATTCCCATTAGTAGATGCCAAATTAGGTGAAGAAACTAAATGTATTATACCAGTGGATTCCGGTGACTTAATCAATACATTAACACTGAGATGGAAGTTGTATTATAAAGCTTCAATAGGTTCTGAACATTTCACGGGTTCGGTTGCACATAATGGATACAGTGCCAACGGCAGAACATATGATGACCCATTTACACCAAATGTTGGTATGCATGGAATAGATTACGCAGAACTTTATATTGGTGGAAAACTTATAGAGCGAATAACGAGTGATTGGATATACTTAAATCACTCATATAATAAAGCTGATTATGTCTTTAATAATTCTATTCTTTACCAGACTCAAGCCACAATTGACACTAACCCATACGTTCCCTCGTGGAGGGTTGCAGGTACCGGTTCCGTCTCCAAACTCATTGGAACTACGCCTTCACCCGTTTATGAACACACGTGGAAATTAAAACAAATGTATATTGACTTACCGTTTTATTTTTACAATAATTTACCGGCATCTATATTAGCGTGTAAACTAAATAAACAAAATTGTTATGTAAAAATCAAGTTTAAATCACACGATAAATTGGTACACCCATTTTTATTACCGTACACAATAGACACAAATATAGAAACTGCATCAATATTAACAAAATACACCTATTTAGATAACGATGAACTAAATTATTTGAAATCACGACCAATTAAACAACTAATAACACAAACTCAGTTACAACAATATGATATACCCTACAATCTTATTGGCGGTGGTGCGTCATTCGTGGACACCGCCGCGGGTGATCATCTACGTATAGAAATACCGTTAAGTCTATCTAATCCGATTAAAAATCTATACTTCTTCACAGTAAGAAAATCACGGTTACATAATAAAGTTGCTGTGTTTGGATATTATCCAAATGTATTCAATACGAGGTACGAGTACATGATGACTACATTCTTTAAGTCTGCAGGACTTAAACTTAATGGTAATTATCTGTTTAATGAATCATACTCTAAATTAGTGTATGATAATAGATTGAATACTTCTCTATCTTCTGCCGACGATGGATCCGGATACTTAAAAAAACATGATGAGTCCGGTAGTTACTCATTCGCATTGTACCCTACCAGTAATGAACCATCAGGACATTTAAATCTAAATCGTATAATTGACAAAAAATTTGTACTTGAACCAACTTTCTTGACATTTAACGTGGCAGGTGGGGGTGGACAGAACTATGCTCAAATGCCATTCGGTGAGCCCCTTGAACTTAATATTTACGGTACATGTTATAACATGATGGTATACTCAGATGGTTTGTGTGGCTTAAAATATTAAGAATATAGTAGGATATGGCTGGTCGTGTTCAAATATTAGCAAAGGGTCACGTGAGTGATCAATTATTAAATAACCCGTCATTTTCGTTTTTTACAAAAAAAATCAGTAAATACACGAATTGGTCAGAAGAAACATTTAAAATGACTTTTAATAAAGACATCCATACAGGTGATTTCATTGATGCTACAATTCCAGCAAAATACGGTGACATACTCAAGGGGGTGACATTATCATTTAAAGTTGGGGATTTTGATATAGCGCACCCTGGCGCCTTGTTTGCCGACGGACCGTTTTACCAAACTATAAACAATATATCCTTAGTTGAAAAATTTGGGGTTTCTGTCATCGACTATGTGGAACTATTTTTAGGAGATCAACTAATTGATACGGTGACTGGACACGATATATTTATTTATAACGAACTAAACACACCACAATCACAACATGGAAATTTAGGTAAATTACAGGGTGAACATTTCAATTCTTCATATGGTTATGGATATTTTGTACAAGAATGGCTTGATGGTCAACATCAAGTGATCGGACTTCCCGGACGATACGGGGTTCTAGACTTTGATTTTAAACAGGAATTTAGGGTACATATCCCCTTTTATTTTCACAATCAGCCTAAACACGGATTTCCTCTATACGCTGTTAATAAACAAGAACTTAAACTTCGCATAAAACTAAGACCTGCACGAGAAGTTCTGTTTGTAAATATCACCAGCACCTACTATGATTCCGGTACATTGGTAAATATGCCACTCTCCGGTATCTGGAATCCTATGGGTGAACGCGGAATCAAGACAGGAAAATTTAAACTAGATGATTTTACAGTCGATTTGGATTTAGTGCACTTAGATAAGAGTGAACGTTGTAAATTACAATCAAAACCATTTAACATGTTAATAGAACAACATCAATACAATAAATTTTATATTGAACCACGTTCTAAATACGGAGAATTTAAACTAGATTTTAAAAATCCAATAAAAGAGATGTATTTCATAGCAAAAAATGACCGACCCGAACTAGATGAACCAACTTTCTCTAACACTTTGAATCAAATGCGCAGTACTTCGTTCAGTGGTCGTTATGATTGGGCGTATGCTAAAAAGCCTGTTCCTTTACTTTATTCACAACAGGAATTGGTAACCTTAGAATGTGACGGTGTAAAAATTCTAAACGAAATCACGGGTAACAGTAAATTTCTAGCGTACTCTATTCCACATGTAGCTCATAAAAGGTCACCTGTAGGTCGTCGTATAAATGTTTACAATTTCGCTTTACAATCAGATAAATTGGAACCAAGTGGACATTTAGATTTCAGTGTAATAAAAGATGCAAAAGTAACCATGTCATTAACTCTTGATGGTTCTTTCGGAACATCAACAGTGACTGGTCCTCCTCTATATTTTTTTAAAGAGGTAAGAGTCATAGCCAGAAGTTATAACGTCATTCATTTTGAAAATGGTACGGGAAAAATAATGTTTTAAGTTTTTGGGCACTTTGATGAAGTGTCGAGAAACCTTGTTTTACTTTGTGAAAAGAGATGTCCCGCTTGGGGTTGCTAGTTATTATGAGTTTATAAAAGATGTTATAGTTATCGCTAAAAGTTATAACATTCTCCGCATCAAGGATGGTGTAGGGGAAATACTCTTTTAGTTTCTCGATAGTTTCGGGTATTGTGAAACTATGGGGAATTACTTGTTAAACAGTGAAGTCCTGTTATCCTTGATATAGTCATAAATCTTATTTTTTATAACCCATTTGATGAAGTTCAATTGTGCCAAGGTCGTATGAATTTCATGAGATGTACCGGGAACTGTGTAAGGGAACTTCTCGGATCTACAAAATGGATCAAAGAGTTTCTTAGAGTACCCATCCAAACTGGATTTGTACGCGTAGTGTACTGTAAAGATCTTACCATCACTCGTCTTGTACGATGTATGGTTCTTCTTCGCGTAATTCGTAATGAACCACTCAAGATTTCTCAGTGAAATACCACCTGTTTTGTCTAGTATATTCAGTAACTTGGATCGGTTGTCTTCTTCGTTGTAAAAGTTGTTTATTGATGTTAGCAGAATATCGGATTTACTCATTACATAACATAGAGTCCAAATCTATAAGCCTATTCGTTGAAAAAGATCTTTCACATGCTGGGCACCCAGCCACATTTCTAAGCCCCGGTCCATGGGTGTGACCATTAAATGACTCATGAAATCTCTGTTTAACCTTTTCACCTTGTTTTTGGTGCTTACCACAGTATCCATTCTCACCAGCCTTGAAAGTACACCTAGTACCATCAGGCTTTGTACCCATACATGTAGTCGTAGCGGATACCTTAGGAATGTCCTTCAAAAGCTGTAGCAAAGGGATCTGGTATTTTTTTGAAATCGTTTCCGCGAATGATGTTATGGTAAGGTCTAATCGTAGTTTGATTTCCTCCTCTAGTATGTCGTTAATCTTTTCATTGAAACTCATCACTTACCTACCTCTTGTTCGTATTTTTTAAATATGTCTTCAACACTTTCTTCTCGTTGGACACGAGCATTTTTAATCCTATCTTTTAGTTCCGCGTTTTTGCCTTCAAATTCAAGACCGAGGCGCTTACATTCCTCTATGAGATCAGACTTTTTCATCGTACTGAGGGCGGGTTCACGCTTCTTTGGGGGTGGCTTGCACTGATTGATAAGCTCACCAAAGATCTCTTCCTTCGTATTCTCAAAGAGTGGATCAAGTAAATCACACACAGGATTTAAGAATTTGTTGATGAAATAGTATTTATAGTCAACGGGTATATTGTTCTCCTCCACATATTTAGGGTCTTCCGACTTCTCAAAAGCCTTCGCCTTTGGATCACCAGTGTTAACAAGTAGATATGGTACACGATCACCGGATTGTGGTTCAGAGCCAGGTTTTCGCTGTTTCATTTTGTTCACCACCTGCACATGCGCTTGGTTAATGTTCCAACTTTCAGGACTCGTGATGGATACAGACTGTCCACCAACTTTATAGCTGTCCGCGAGAGACTGACTTAAGATAAGCTTATCATTTGGAACATCACCAGAGAGTAGCTCAACTGCTCGTTCTTTAGCGAGTTCTTTGGGTGGACCTGTATCACTGGAGGTCAGTACAACATCAAGGAGTTCCTTACAAACCTCCCTAACATGGGGTGTATTGTCACGACGAACAACTTGGAGACCCTTAATATCAATATAGTCCATGTTCATATTACCATCCTTACCCTTTGTCCACAACTTGGCTGCGTATCTCTTCTTAGAGTACAGAAAATACGGCCAATACACCTTCTCAAGCTCTAAATTATTCGGTTTTTTGAAGAGGGCGCTACATTCCTCCGCGGCGCGTTCGCCAAGTTCCCAACTGTACTCGATAGCTTCCTTACCCTTGCGATCACCCACATCAAATTCCACCATCACTGAATCAGTGTCACCATATCGAACCTTTGAACCCGGAAAGTTCTTCTCTACGTAATTCTTAGTTTCTTCAATCATAGCTCGTCCACGAAAAGTTGTCGTAGAAGCGATAGGCACACACGGAAGGATACCCTTACCTGCACCAGTAAACCCATACACAGAGTTCATCGATATTTTAAAAGCCAGCTGTTTACCGTTATATACTTCCTTCATAAAACCTGTGGCTGCTGCCATATCCTTCTTTGCCTTTTTGCGAAACTGCTTAAGCTCTAGAAGAATCGCTGGTAAAAGGCTTGGAACCCCCTGTGCAAACTTGTATGTCTTTTGACCAATCTTAAATGTTTCGTATTCAACACCGGGTATGTTACCGTAGTCCTTCTCATTCATTACGTATGAGGAATAACAAAGATTATGGGCCATCATGATAGATGGATACAGAGCTTCAAAGTCTAGCGCAGTAATAGGAGTATAATACGCACCCTTTTGAGCTTCCAAAACTGTCGCCCCCTCATAAGGCTCTTCAGGAAGCTGTCCCCAGCGAATCGTAGGCACCATAAATCCCATTTCCCTCGCCTTCTTTGTAAGCTGAGAGAAGACCTTAATCTGCTGCCCACGCTCAACGAGGAAGCAAAGAGGTACCCAAGTAGCCTTAGCCATCTCAAGTAAGTTTAGTAGAGTACAGAGCTTCTTCATGAGTCTATGGGGAAGCAGAGTATCTTTTATACAGTACTCAGCTACTTCTCGCAACTTTACTGGATCACCTTCCAGGTAACGAGCAAACATTTCCTTCGGAGCCATATCTATTTTTTGATCTCCGAGGTACAACTTGGAGACTTCATTCAGTTTGTAAGAGTCTAGTTTATAGCCCTTCTTCACTTCATGAAAGAGATCGAAAATGAAGCGACCACTCATAGGAAGAAGCTTCAGTACATTATCACCCAACGCACTTGAACTCAACTTCTTGATGGAGATCTCACAATCTTGGGACTTGAGCTTACCCAGCTTAAAAAATTCGGGACTACACCCAGTTATAAACGCTCTAGTGTAAATATAGTCAAGATCAAAGCCGAAGATGTTCCATCCCGTGAGAATATCAACATCCTTTTCGTGTAAATACTGTTGAAAGGCTTCAAGCATCTCTCTTTCAGTATCAAAGCTAATGATTGTAGAGTCTTCTAAGTTTGTATCAGTCTTTTTATAGCAAAGACATGTTTTATCATAAGGTTGATCATTTCCAAACTTACACAACGAAATCGCAATCTGAAAACATGCATCATCTCTCACGTTGGGGTCGGGGAATTTTCCAGTAGAGCTATTACACTCAATATCAAAGGATGCTACAACAAAGGGAGCGACATCATCTCGTGCGATAGGTTTTAGAGTCTTCCAATCATTACAGAAAAGATCTATATCCACTTTAGCTAGATGTGTACGAACACAATTGTCACCAGAGTTTAGCCACCCGGTTGACTGGATTCCAGATCTATGCATTAAACGAAGCACTGGGTCAATATTAGATTCAAAGACTTTGAAACGCTCAGTACCGTAAGACATCTGGATAGGATTTTTCAGAGTGTAATCCATACGACGCCTACTCGCGAGGTTCTTAAAGTCCAACTTCATGTAAGAAAATTCCTTATTGTTTTGAAATCCCCAAACATCCTTAGATCTCATGATGGAGTAAGAGATCAAACAGTTAGGACATTTTTTATCAAGAACCCTATAGATTTCTTGTACTGTTTGCTGCGTAACGCGTTCAGGAAGCTTTACAAAGAAATATGGAGTGAAAGTGGTAGTCACACAAACAGATTTTCCATTTTCAGTTTTGCCAAAAATGCTCACTAAATGTTCTTCGTCCGTGTCAACCGTCTCCCATGTGAGTGCCTGAAACTCGATGCCCATGTCTTGTGTATACATTGAGCCGAAATTTTAATATCGTTTACTAATAAATGTCAGCTGCTTTAATTGACCTCGTGTCGGTGGGTGCCCAGGACGTCTATATCACTGGTCAGCCCGAGGTGTCGTTTTTTAGACAAAATTACAAGAGGTATACCAACTTTGCAATCAAGCCAGAGAGGCTTGATTATATCGGTACCTTCGGTAGTGGTAATGAGGTTACCATTCCCATTAAGACCAAGGGTGATCTCTTGAGCTATGTGTGGATTGAGGCTGAGAATATCGGTGGCGTTGGTAATGCGAACACTGGTTTCTTCGACAAAGATGAATCCACCACCACTGAGTTCCAACTTTGGATCGGTGGACAAAAGGTTACCCAAATTGACTCCCTTTACATTCAGGGGGTTCATAATCTTCTTTACAAGGATACTCAAGCCAAGGCTTCTTGTGCTCTCACCCTCGATGAGTGCCCCCAGAATGCCCTCGGCTCTTCCACTTCTGCGAACCACTACATTCTCCCATTCTTCTTCAGTGATGACTGGACCAAGTCCCTCCCTCTCGTGGGCTTACAGTATCATGATATTGAAATTCGTGTGAAGTGTCGTGGTGGTACTTTCGCGCCAAGCAACGTGAAGGTTTTCGGTACATATGTGTACCTTGATACCGCTGAGCGCGATTTCTTCGTTAACAACGAGCACGAAATTCTGTTCACCCAGACTCAGTACCAGCTTATGAGTGCCTCCGATACCGAGGTTGATCTTACCTACTTCAATCACCCAGTCAAGGCTATCCACGTTGTTTCTTCCGAGGCTGATACCAATAAGTGGTCTACCAACTGGACTTTTGATACCGCTACTCTCTACATTAACGGTACTCCCCTCTTCGAGAATATGTCCGCAGCCTTCCACCACAACGTTGTCCCTGAGATGCACTGCTCCATCCTCCCCCAAGATTCTCTCAGCACTGTATCCACCTTCACTTGGCCTTTCTGTATCACCATGAACAAGTCTCAACCAACTGGAACTCTAAATTTCAGCCGAATTGATACCGCCAAGTTATCTCTCAATGGCACTGGTACCAGGAACGGTAACATGGTTCGCGCTTACGCTGTGAACTACAACATTTTACGCGTCAAGCAGGGTATGGCTGGTGTCGCGTTCGGAAACTAGAGTACCTAAGTCACAACTTAGTTACTAATTTTTATGTAAAAATGGTAAAAGTCCATCTTTCTTCACGCACTATACGAGAACTCAGAGAGGTTGTTACTCCAAAGAGAAAACCCTCTGTCGTACTTCAGTCCAGTGGAGTGAAAAAAGTTGTTCGTAAATTAAAAAAAAACGCAGAGGCTGAAACCAAGCGTCATCAATTAATTATTGATAAATTAACATTGGAATTGTCAAATTCCAAAAATGAAAATGAAGTTCTCAGAACCCAGTTGGACGAAGCTAATAAACGAAACAATTTTTTAAACAAAAGTTGGTTGTCCACTAAACATTCGTTAACTGTTACAAAACAAAAGTTGAGCTCTGAGAAGCTCACAAGTGATCAGAAAAAATCAATTGAAATGGGTTCTAAAAAGATAAGCATGAATAATAGCACTGTAGAGAGGTCTAGAAAAAGTATATTAAAGGGCAAAAGTATGGACAATATGAAGTCCAGAACGAAACTTCTCATAAAACAAGCTGGTTGCTGGGAGGAGTTTCAGGAATTAGAAAAGAGGGTCAAGAACACACGCACAATTGTGAGAGTTAAAAAATTATTCGGTGTTTAAGCTCTTTAGAATTTCCTTAGTCTTGTTATACATACGCTCGTGATGTCTATTTGTGTATCCTTTCTTGAGGCGTCCATTCTCAATTACTTCTGATTTGAGTGAGTCCCATAGTATCTTTATACCTAAGTACCATCGCAATATACCCAAAAACAATCAAAATGCAGTCCGAACCCTTCTCCCTATTTGCCGTCCAACCCCACGATTTTTTAAAATCTCATTCTAAATCAAATGATACCATTCCTTTTACTCGGGGGGTTTGGGGCTCTAACCGCTTACAGTTTAACTGGGAGTCAGCTTATAACAGCCCGCAAAGCAAAAAGCCTTATCAAAGCTGGAAAAATAAAACGCGTTATAGACGTCCGCACAAACACGGAATGGCATCTCGGGCACTATCCTGGCGCAATTCATCTTCCAGTGAACAAACTTGGAAAAAGAACAACATCTAAACTTCCTAAAAAGGGTTTGTTGGTATACTGTAATACTGGTCAACGTGCGAGGTTCGCGGCAGAAAAGCTCGTAGAATTGGGTTTCACCGAGGTTTACTACATTTCTGGACTCTACACAGATCTTCTCTAAACCCAATTGGCAAACTTCTTCTTGGGCTTCTTTCCTATTCGTGAAATCTTATGAAGGACATACAAATAGAAAAGTCCTAGCGGAGCTAGTTTCATTTAATATAACGACACATCATTTTTTTTAACCTTATCCGTGTTTTCAACAATCTGTCCAATCGCACTCTTTCTTTTCGCATGAAGACTGAAAGTTCAGCTATATCTCCTTCCAATTTCATTTTACCAGCCTGTCGTACCCAAATCGTCTGATCTACCTGAACCATGTTCACACAAGACATTTTAGTGTCTGGGGCATTACTATTCTTATATTTTTTTTCCTTATGTAGTATTAATGCACGTCGTATTACAACCAAGTCCTTCAGTAACACACAGATATAGAGTAACTCTCCCAAATCAAAGAACTATAGATTTCGGTGAAAGGGGTCTAAATTATTATCCAGATCACGGAAATCCAAAGATTATGCGTGCACAACTTCTTAGGAAGGGAGCCATTATTCCTAAGGAGCTGCGAGTGGAGAGGGATCCGGGTGAGATTCATAGAGGAATGTTGCGAATCAAAGAAAGTTCTAAGGAGGATTGGGAAGATTTCTTCCGGGCAGAATACTGGGAACGCTGGATACTTCATACTCACACTAGTGTCACTAAAGCCAAATTGTCAATGGTCATGAGTCACGGTATTCTTTTTATGCCTACACCTGAGGACTTATGGTTCTGTAAAGATGAGATTACGAACCAGTAGATCCAAAACCACCATCACCCCTGAGTGTCTCCTCGAGAAGACCGATTTCCTTAATCATAGGTGTTTCACACCTCTCCAAAATCAGTTGAGCGATACGATCACCCTTCTTGATTTCAAAGTCTTCCGTACCATGATTGAATAGGACGACCTTGACTTCACCGGTATAATCAGGATCGATCACACCCGCACCAACATTAATGCAGTGCTTCACAGCTAGACCAGAACGAGGAGCTACACGTCCATATAGTCCATCGGGGATGGACAGTGCTATCCCTGTACCTACTAAAGCTCGCCCCGCTTGGCACGGTACAGTCGCATCTTCGGAGCTATATAAATCATATCCCACAGCACCATCAGAACCACGAGTAGGCAAACAAGCATCGTAAGAAAGTTTTTTTACTCCGAGGGGCATTCTACTCTTTATAAGATTGTAACCCTTAAGTATTTACTTCGCATATTTCTTTTTCTCGTCTTCCGTGAGAGCCCTCCACATCTCACCCAGTTTTGCGCCAATCTCTGTAAAGGTTAGGTCTGGGTAGTCCTTTACCACTGTGGGTCGCATCTTCTTAACAAAGTTCATATAAGCATTAGGCTTACGCTTGGGTTTCTCTTTCTCTTTGGCACCACCACGAAGACGGAGGACAAGATGAAGTGTAGATTCCTTTTGAATATTGTAATCAGCTAGGGTACGACCATCTTCCAATTGCTTCCCCGCGAAAATAAGTCGCTGCTGATCAGGTGGAATACCCTCCTTATCTTGAATCTTAGCTTTGATATTATCGATCGTGTCCGAAGACTCAACCTCTAGGGTGATAGTTTTTCCAGTGAGAGTTTTCACAAAAATCTGCATACTACTAGTATATTAGATTTATTTCTTTAATCAACCTTTATCCGTTTACGAGATTCTCTTGAAAATGTCAAAGCACAAATACCATAGCTAAATATAGTTATAAACATCTGTGAACCTATCATGTATATTTTAAAAAGTACACCCTCTTCATTAAACAGTTGAACGACGAATAACAACATCATGGTTTCATAGAATACTCGGATAACTAGGTTAGATACTCGATAGAGGATATCCAAAAATATAGATCTCTTAAATAGACGACGTAAAATCAAGATAGATGTATCTATTTCAACGAGACCAGCTAGAGCTGTTAAGGAAGCTGCCTCGGGAGTGAATAGAGGAAACAACAACATAGACATCGCAACAATATGATGTAAAATCACTAAACCAGAGAAGTGCGTTGCTTGTGGTAAACAGTACAACCAAAATGTATCATACATTAGATGGTAAAATAAAGCTTTCGTTAAAAATATAGGATCAATTACATATCCAAAAAACACTTCGGCCATACACAAAAGAGAAAAGGGTATTAGAAAAATACCGGAAGCCACATCATGAATAAAAACTACTAACTCGTCGTTATTCATTTTGTGAAATGATAGATGTATCCTTTTAATATAGATGCACTCAAAGGGTTTCGAACCCTTGACCTCAAGCTTACTAAGCTTGCGCTCTACCCCTGAGCTATGAGTGCTGGCAGACTTGCCGGGAATCGAACCCGGAACGCCAGATTAGAAGTCTGGAGTGATATCCGTTTCACTACAAGCCCATATTGCTGAGAGCGGGGTTCGAACCCGCGCGTGCATAGCACAGACGATCTTAAGTCGTCCTCCTTAGACCACTCGGAC